ATGAATAGTTATTCTCAATTTAAGTATCGCTCAATCAATAAAAATTTTTTCGACGCGTTAATTAAAGGCTATATTTTTTGTGCGAACGCGAAAAACCTAAATGACCCATTTGATTGCCAAATAGATATTATTAGCTCCCTAAAAAATGCCATAAACAAAACCACTGATCAAAACAAAAGTTATTTACAGTATTTGTTAAGTGAAAAAAGCTACATTGAAAACCTTCAGCATTTAGCAACAACAACGGGTATATGCTCTTTTTCAGAAAGCCTTCTAAATTCTGTTATGTGGTCTCATTATGCTGATGAGCACAAAGGAGTATGCCTATTGTATGATTTTCCAATTGAATTCATTGACGTTCAAAACACTATAATTGGAATTATTGAGATGAACTATAACAACAACAGACTAACAGAATGGTTTATTGAAAACGCTAGTACCCTACCTGACCTAAATGCAGAAGACACTGCCATTGAAATTTCTAAAGTACTATTTTCAACAAAAGGAAAAGACTGGAAATATGAGGGCGAGATAAGAATCATGTCATTAAAAGAAGGAGAAATAAAAATAGATAAAAGCTATTTGACACAAGTCTGCTTTGGTTTACACACACCAGAAAGAGATAGAGATCTAGTTCAAAAAATAATCATTGACTCTGGGTACAAAGTGGATTTTTGTGAAATTGTAAAAAATGAATCTGACTTCGGACTGATGGTAAAAGATTTATGATAATAATTATAAGCGGTCATGAGATATTTCAAATATATAGAATAAACTCATTTTGAGTTTACTACTTTACTACCACAAGTTTAGGCCTGACATTTAAACCATAAAGTTCATTACAGTCTTTATCACAAGAAATATTGATAAACTTACACAATTCATCATCTGTGTAACTCATCTGCTCACGGTATACATTAATCAGTTTTTCTAGAGATGAAGGCATTTCTCTAGGAATTGGGTTCGGCTCATTTTTTCGATACCCCATTTTACTCATGCTCGTAAAATAATATTTATACTGATATTCATTTATTTTATCCATTTTGCGAGCTTTTACTATTAATGCTGCAATTGATACTTTCCAATATGTTTTCAATGATGAAAACTTTTTCAACGAGAGCTTTTCATTAAATTGGTATGAAATTTCATTTTCAGGCACTAAAAACTCACTTGCAAATTCATCAGCTTGATCTTCTTGATTTTCATCCGGTACCTCATGCATTACCAGATGGCCTAATTCATGAGCAAGAGTAAACCTCCATCTATCACCAGGAATATCCTTATTTATGAATATCATGGGAGGAATATCAGCCATCCATATACTAGTCGCATCCATTGCGTCCGTTTTAAAATCACACGGCAATACAAGAACACCACAGTCTTCAAGTAAATTTGTAAGATTTCGAATGGGGCCATCAGGTAGATTCCAAAATCCACGCAATGCTCGCGCTACGGAACTAGGATTTCCGTAGTCACATATTTCTAATCTAGGGATCGTTCGTTGATGTTGCATATCTACGCTATTAAGCAATTTTTTAAGATGCAATCGCTTAATATTAAGAACGCTATGAATCCATTTTCGATCAGTTGCGGTAAGTTTTTCTCTTTTTCTATAGTAATACGCACTAGATCCAATACCCACTAAATCTTCTACTTGAAGAAAAAAATCACGCGGGAAACTCAAAATTGATTCCAAAGAATCTAGTACTTCATCATCAATGTCAGTCACGAATCCATTTTCTATTTTAGAAAGAGTTCCTTGCCCAATATTTAGTAATGTTGCTAGCTTCTTTTGAGTAAACTTTCTAAACTCTCTGGCTAGCAACACCATTTCTGGATTAATTCTTATGCTCATCTTCTTTGGACCGATTCAATGTAACAATTTTATTGTCTCGTTTCGGTGTGAAAATAGTTGAAGTTTTTTCTGTATTGTCTTGAGAAAATAGATCTGTTACTGAGGAAGTCTTTTCAGTGTCAGCTAAATCTATATCCCAGTAAATACCCCTACCATTTGGACACACCAAAAATATACTTTGTATTCCTTGCTCAAGCTCATTAAAAACATAGCCTGCCTCTATATTATAGAGTGTTTCTATACCATCTAAAACTTTTTGTTGCTGCCTAAATGCCTGAACTTGATTAGTTTTTTGATTTCTAGAAACTTTATCATCATTTAGTTTTTTAAATCTGAGCAAAAACCGCTCATCAAGCACAAACAAAGAAAGACCGCGTGAATCATGGTGTCTTGTACCACTTTTAAGGTCGAATCCCCTCTTAGCACGATCAATGATGTGGTCGTGGATAATATTCGCCCGCGTAGTTGGTCTATGCCTAGATCTGGCCTCATCAGAATACATTGAAAAATACTCATCTACCCCAGATGAAATTGAGTTAGAAATAACATTTAAATGTGAGTTCAGTAATTGCTGAGCTTCAGAACGTTCTATTAATGGCATTTGGTCACCCTTCCTTTACTAGGGCAGTTTAGATAAATAGACAATACATCAAATACTAGCCTATTACCACTAAATTATTCCTATATTATTCTTAAATTATTTTTAACAGTTATGATTTATCGTACCTTATTGTTTTATATAGCTTTTCAGGAAGAGGAAAAACTAGTGAAATTGTCCTAGTAAGTCCCGTTCGGGGAGCCATATCTATAAGGCTTTACAGGGTACAAAGCCTTTTTTATGGCCTTTCCGTGATTTTCGCTTATTGTTCAATAAATAAGCAATGTTGCGATTTGTATAGAAAAAGTCGTTTAATTGCGCGATTATATGGAGCTATGACAGGAATAGATCATGTTGGCAAATGTTATATTTAAAAAGAAGAAAAGATGAAATCTGATATTTACAAAGAGTTTTATCAGTTTGAATGGGATCACCGGTCTCACTTAACATCAGCACTGAACATACCAATTGCTGCCGCAACTATCGTTGGTGGTGGTATTGCTTTTATGGCGCAAAGTTTTTCTTATAGCGGCGATATAAATACCAAACTATTCGTGGCACTTACATGCTTATCTTCATCTTTTTTATTAGGTGTCCTATTTTTTATATTTAAAGCATTTCATGGCTATACCTATAGCCGTATACCTACACCATTAAAATTCAAAAAGCATTATGACGAACTTTTAGACTGGCATGAGAAATATGCAGAAGGAAAAAAAAGTGCCGATATAAGATTTGAAGAATATTTTAATATGCGAGTGGGTGAAGCCGCAGAAGTAAACTCCCATAACAATAAAAATAGATCTGCATATTTATACAGGACTAATGTTTCACTTGCGTTATCTTTGTTTTTTTTAATTATTTCATCTGCACCTTACTTATATTCAAAAATAAATGAAACAGAGAAAACATACTCAGTTAATGTTGTACAACCCATAACATTCATACCAAAGGAGATAAAAATGCCAGAACCTGAAGAAAACGCCAAACAAAATACTCCGGAACCAACACCTCCAGAGCCCACCCCACCTAGCAATGAAAACATCAAAGAATATACAGTTGACAAAGAATCTACTGTAATAATTGAGCAACGGGAAGAGTAAAATATAAATCGGGTAAGGACTGATTTCTAATCAGCCCTCCGTCGAGCTATAGCTTTAAACCAAACCCCTGCACTTTAATCACCCGCTGATGGTGCTTAATCTCTTCAGGGGTCACTGGGTCTTGTGCATCCCATTTAACAAATAAAGCCTGCTGCCGCTTTGAATACACGACTCCATACGTTTTACTCATATAGAACCCAACACGGGCAATATCACCTTTTATATGATCAGGTGGCACAAATCCACGGGAGCCAGACACAGCTTTACACTTTCGATAACTTTCTTTTACCGTAGCCACCTGATCCACATAGGGCTTGTTTGATCGATTCGCGTTAATCTGCCCTACCGCAGGCCACAGGTTAACCAGGTCATTATGGGCTTTTTTATAATCCGCATCGTGCTTGCGGCAATAATCCCGTTTGTTTTTCTTTAACAATTTGGCGTCATTCGCGCACTGACGATACTTTTTACTTACTTTTAACATCCAGGAGGCCGGAATAATATGTTCGGCTTCTGTACGCTTGGATCGTTTTAAATATTTTTTAGGGTAATAGTTTTGCAGGCCACAACTAGCCAGATCGACCTTTTTATTTTTCCATTTGCAACCGCAATATAAGGTGGTGCCTGAATTATCAAAAACACGCTTATATAGGTTTTTCTTGGCTTTGCTAAAACCGACTGCCGCCTGGGTGGAAAAGGTAGCCAGTAATAAAAATGCGATTATTATATTTTTGTACATGAATACTTTCCGATGTTAATTTTTAACGTGTTGTTTGAGGTAGTGCAGAAAGTGAGGTTTTAATGCCGCCTCGATACTGAGCCCGCCCCGCGTAGTAATGATTTGCTGGCCAGCCGGTAAATACAATATTAACGAATCACCGTCAATTGAGTATTCAGTGGTGTAGGTTTTACCATTATACTCCAGGGTGATTTCATCATTCATTTATTATTCTTTCCGTTAATTTTTCGCCCAGGCCATCTCACATTCTGAGAACAGGTATTATTTAATAATTTTGACCATTCATTCTGAGCTTTAACAAGCGATATCTTATATATAGTTTTTAAACTTAACGGCGGATTACTCGGGACAACCTGATTAAAATCCTTAATGAACGATTTTGTCACTATAATGGAATTATTTTTTACGTAATCCCAAGCAAATACATAATTAGAACTAGACCCAATAATTGATACGCACTGATAATTTTTATTTTTCATATTAATATTATACCTTGATGAAAATCCATTTTTTAATTCATCAGCGTTTACACCAGGAATACTGAAGGCACGAGTAAATCCACCTATAGTAAACACTAGAAGACCTATCCAAATAAGAACAGCCACCAAATTTTTTTTATATGGCTTTACTCCTATATATTTGTTAGAGCGTATAAAATACACAATAAAAGATATAATAAGAATCAAGGTAGAAATGAGTGATATAATCAAAAAAAGTAACTGAAGAATTACCCCCTTAGACAGAGGAATCTGATATATGTCAGATAAACCAACAAATAAAAAAAAATTAATATCAAATTCCCTTAGATAAGCAACACCAAAGTACATACATGTAACTGAAAAAACCATAGCAATAATAGTTGAAATAAGAACATAATGCTTAAATATACTTAACACTACAGAACTAAGCATTAATTGATTTTCACTTGAAGATTTTGATATTTCAGTATCCATAATTAAAATTCCACAGCAGCAATAGCGCCCATATCCTGACACAGATAAATCAATAAATATACTCTTCGTTCAACGTTGAAAACGGTGCGCATTTTGAAAATAAAACACTCTCATGATTATCCACCGCCAGGCCATTTTCAAACAGTAAATAATGAATCATTTCATGCGCCACGACATCAATACACAAGCAGTCCGCGTCAATTTCAATCACCTCATCCCCCCGGTAGAACATCCCTGAGTAAGGCAAAAAACTGCCCGGTTTAACCATGGCCACATAGGGCCCCGAGGCGTATAACTCCGTGCACTGTAGCGTATATAGCCACTCCTCTTTTATAAAGTCAGGGGTGATCGGGCTTGGCACATCATAGGCGACCCGTAAGCCGGTTTGTGTATCAAGGTACTCATAATCCCCTTTATCACGCCCAGACCCGCCCGTTTGATGATCACACCCCACCAACACGATAAGCAACACTGATAAAATCAACCTGTTCATTCAGTACATCCTTATTCAATTATCTTTTCGAGTTATTTAACCACATTTAACCGCGACAACACTAAGCTATTTTTGTTATTTCAACAGTCGTGTATACCTCAGACACACCAAAATTTGCGGCAATACCGAAACCATTTGTCAGTCTAGTAGTCGCGCATCTATGCTGTATTTCAAATGTTTGGCTACTTGCTATTGTAAATTTACCGACAATGAGAGAGTTTGTTTGCGCCCAAGCACCAGAACCAGTTGCGCTTCGCTCTGCGCTGCCTACCACTGTATCTGCATTAACAGATACATTGCGTAGTTTTGCAACATGGCTATTGCAGTACATTGCGGGTGCCGATGCCCTTATAATATAAGTCCCCTGAATAAGCGTAAATCGATTCACTGATAGCGTACAAAAAGCGGCTTCAAATCCATCTGACACTAGACTGTTTAAATCTCTGGTTTGCCAAGCCCCAGACGTAAAAGTCCCCCCCGCTACATTATTCGATTTTACATCTTTTATAAAACAAGTACTCGGTGTGACCAGTCGGGGTATGCCCGTATTCCCGTCATATTGCATGCCTTGAATTGTACGCCTTAAAAACCCAGACCCTTGCCTTGCGGTTTGGTAAGTGACATTTGATGATAATCTTATATGCGCTCTTCCTGATGAAGTAGGTGACGCATCAAACGGAATCCCGGCAGAATTAGTCGTTTGAGCTAAAACGCCTATTCCTGACGATGAAACTAAACTAAATAGCCCTACCGCTGTAGACACTTCGCATTTAATAGCAATCTGATTTGAAGTCGTTGTCGCATAAATAGCCGCAAGATTACCTGTTGATGTAGCATAGACACCATAAGAGCTACTGTCCCCGACAAAATACCCAATTGCAAAATCACCCGCACCCGGCAAACTATTGTAGCCAAAAGACCCCCTCAACGTATTTACACCATCATAAACCCTAACCTCATTTGTGTTACTAACATTTATATCGACACGCTTTCCCGAAAACGCCGTAGAAAAACTCGATGCAGTGATGATGCCCGCAGTGACATTACCCAGGATGGCATTAATCGCGGATAAGTTAGCGACATTAATTGTACCGGCGGTAATTTCTTTTATATAGGTTTCATCAATCGCCGCCGGATCAAAATAACTTCCCATGTTTGTATAAGTTATACGGCCGATTAGATTTGCAAATGAACCAGGGTTGTAAGTTGCATAATTTGCAGGTCGTGCGCCGTTGTTGTTAACAACTTGACTCCAATTAGCGGTATTACTCCATCCTGCACCGTCTGCTAACTGTGAGCTACTCGTGTAATTATTCGAGACAATCACCCAGCCTGTGCCGTTGTGACGATAAAATAAATAGTTACTGGTGTTGTACCATAAATCATCAAGCGTTCCCGCTGGTTCGGTTGCTTGATAATACATGGTATTTTTTGTTGCGTTGTTATCTGGTCTTTCAGCGCCGCCGACTTGCGTTCCATAATCAACCGTATCCGCTGTTGCTAAAGCGCCTTGGTTTATTATTCCAAGTGAAATATTATCTCCGGTAATATCTGCGCCTGGTGTTGTGGGAATAAATGAGGTTGCGTCTAATGTTGTAAGGGCCGCTGTTTCTGACTTTTGACCTGAATAAAAAACAGCCTTAATTAAATAATTGTAAGTGCCTGGTGTTAGCAATGTGATATTAAAATAATTTAACCGCACTTCAGCAATTGGGTTTGCAGTAGCCCAAACTGTACCAGACCTTAACTCAAAATGAGACAACTCAGAAGTTATTATACTGTCCCATTTTAACAGGGCATTTTCTCCGCTAATCTCTGATGTAAATCCACTAACGGGTGGCGGTTTTGGCCCGGTCTCTTCGTCTATACTTGAGGACTCAGGAATATATTGCAGACCATAGGCTGCATCAAACCAGTCAAAACTACTAAACCCTAAATGACTCTGGTGAACTGTAAGCGCGCTAATTCCTTGTGCGGCCATTTGAGCAGACGTAATCCTTGCGTCATAAACTGTTGCGCCATTAATCGGACTTTCGCCTTGTAACGCTATATGACCTGTAAATAGTTCTGGTGGCGTAGACAGACCATCTAACAAAACAACTAAGCCACCTGGAGCACCACCGGCACCACTCGACGCATAAAGCTGTTTGCTACGTACCACTGCGCCACCACCTAACAAACCATCACCACCTGATGTATCTATAGTTCCAGACGCGCCAAAAGCCATACCTCTACAAATAATTAATAGCCCTGCCCCACCATTCCCGCCGTTACCTCCATTTCCAACGACATATAAAGGATGACCAAGTGTTAAGCCACCATCGCGACGACTTAACAGGCGACCACCTGGGCCGGAAGTACCGCGTAAATCAACAGGCAAGCCAGAAACATCAGTTAATTTATTTTCTAAATTATAATTGGGTATGCTTTGTAATTTACCCTCTGTTACTATGCCGAATCGTCTACTTGTTAAAAAATCAACATTTCCCGCAGCATATAAGTTACCTGAAGATTTAGCCGAACCTAAATAACCAGAAATCCCAGGACTAGCATTATCTAATGCAGCTAACTCAGTTCCTGAAACTAAATTAACTGTAATAGAATCTAGGCCATTATCCGCAAATAAACTACCACCAGCTCCACCAAGAAGACCGCCCCCCTTCCCGTCTATCTTTCCATTAACAGTTAAAAATCCGCGTATTCGCAATTGAACATTTTGATTTATAGTTACTGTAACACCTGATGCAATTTCTAAATTAGCCTCATAATAATAAATTGCATTTGACAATAAAGCATTGCCGTTGAGTGCTCCATCTAAAGTAACAACTCCACTAACAATATTTAATACTGTTGATAACTCAATTCCAACAGGATAAAACGAATCTTGTAATACATTACTTAAGGATGTGCGCTGAAGTGTCCCAGCCCTTTGAGATGAACCGAATAAACGTAGCTTTACATCACCCGTTATCCAGTTAGTTTGAACCCTCTGCACTTCAAATGTGCGTGATAGATTTATATTTGCGCCTGTAAAGTCTCTCACCTGGTCTAGTGTTAGCCTTACATTATCACCTACTTCCAATCTGTTAAGCGAAGACGATACTTCAACTTCAATAGCTAACGGTGGCCCTGAGAAACGATCCCGCATAGAATCAAAGTGATTTAAAATATCCTCATCAGTGTGCTTGCCTGTATGAACACCTCTAAATTTAAAGGTTTTCTTTGGTGCTTCCTGATGTATTGCTAAGCTTTCAGCATCAATTAGTATAGAGTTTTTTGTGAAATCATCTTTGTTAAAATTATAATTCCATTCAATGTCAATCTGATTGATAACACGGCTATAATCGTGTTTTAATCGTCCATAGTTAATAACATTTAAAAAATTAAGCTCAACTAAATAACCCGAATCTGATAACACATTAGTTAGGCGCTTAAGACCTAATGAGCCATCTGAATAAACTGGCATAAAACAACCAAGCCATAATAATATTTCTCTTTCTATGAATAGCTTACCGTCTGTTTTTTTGTAGCCCTCAAATCGTACACTTCTACCTGAAGCATTTGTTACATTCCATAAATCGTCACCAATGTTTTCAAAATCACTTAATCTCACATACTGGGGCTTAATGCCTAAGTGCCAATTATCGGGCAGTGTTGCGCTTTGACCGCTTAAAAAGCCTGTTAATATCGCATAGATTATTTTTGCTGCCGGCCCTTCAATATAAATGTGTTCTGTAATTTTTTCTTGACGATCAGCCGAAGTGTTTTCTTTTAGAACATGCTCTGAAGCTTTTGTATTCAGTGCGCCCCGTTGAATCACCTGAAAACTCGGGCCCAGGGTTACATCATTAACCAGTCCAGAATGACAAATAACTTCATTCTCAATCCTGACATAACTTACTGTTTGATTAGGACGCTCTGAATAACTAGCATCATGCTCAACTGTTGGAAATTTTGTTAAATCATTTACACTGACAGGAATTAATAAATCGTCAGGCCCAACTGATGCAGATAGAAAAGTTACTTCAGGCTCAAATATACTTTTCCGTGCCTGGCGCTGAATATCTGAACAAGTAAATGTATAAACACCGTCAAGGTAATCAACACTATCAATGATATAAGTTAGTATTTTTTGATAGTCATCCCATGCGTGACCTTCAAAGCCAACATATGCTGCGATTTGTTTATGACGTAGACCACGACCAAAGGATAATTTATCTCTCTGATAGGTTGTTAATTGCGCTCCAACATCAACCAAATTAAATGTAAATCCCCCAATAGTCGAATTACCCCTATCTGGGTTAATCTCTTGAGATTGACCTGAAAAGCCTTCTATGACATTTTCTATCACAATACCTGCACCAATAGCCCCTGCGGGGGTCTCAGTATCGCTGTGTGAAGTCAAATAGAGTAAGTCAGTATTGGCGCTATCAAAGCTAATCTCAATGACATAGCGCGGTTCTTTACTGTCAGACTCGTTTGCACTGGCAAATGTTGGATTGTCTATTCTCAATTTATTTTTCTCATAAAAAACCCCAATTAAGGGGCTTCGATAAATAACTATTTTGGTTTTAATTTAACTAAGTTCGTCTATCTTTCTAATACTTTCCAGCGCAGCTTTTACATACAGTGTAATAGCGTGTTCCCTGTCTACTGGGTAGCCTCCCTGCTCTACTGATATTTCATTTTCCAATAGCTTAAGAGCCATGGATAAGTGCAAGTCTTGTTCGTAATAAGCATCTTTCCTTAGCTTAGTTATTTCTTTTTCTTGCTGAAAATCTTCTAACTGTGCTAAATTAGTCATCGAATACCTCCATATTTAAGTATTCATGGCCCCCGTTTTGGAAATTACCGTTTCCTGGGGGCTTTTTGGTTTTAGGCTGCAACTTCTTGGGCCAGTTTTGTTAAGCCCTTTGGAGTTATGCGTACTTGAGATACTGACTTCTCAGTTCCATCTGGACGCTCAATCGTGCTTACTTTATGTTCCAAGTAACCGCATTGAACTTTATCTTGATAGCCAATCCAGCTTGACTTACCCCCTCTACGATAAATCCATTTATGATTGCTTAGACGTAAAATCAAATCCTTGCGCTTTATTTGCAAGTCCTTAGCTGCATCAGTAATACACATTGCACCATCACTTGTAGCAATGCGATCAAGAGCCTTTGCTTTTGGTTTCATTTCCTCAACAGCTTCGGCTAATTCAGCTGCTAAACGTAAAGCTTCTGGCATTGTTTGTGGTATGGCTGGCCGAATGGTTCCGGTACGATAATCAATAAACACCTGATTGACCTTTAGCTGGAAAGCAGGGTTAATCCATCCCGCATAACTGACTGCCAATAACTCATGAGCGAAACTCCCGCCATTTCTGCCCTCACTAGTAACTGTACATATTTGTCCAGTTTGCTTTTCAAGTTCTGAAATAAGGGCCTTTGTCTGCTTGTTACGAAACCATTTAGCAGGGGCCTTCTCAGCTCCTTCACTGCTTGCTCTATGCAAAGCATTAAGATTAAACCGCCCTTCTAAGTCTGTTGTAATCTCCACCCCAGCTATTACAGGGAACTGTAGTAACTTACCCATGACTAGCCTCCTTTTGCTGCTCCTTAACGCCAGCCTCTAAAAGCCTATTAATTATCCAATTCATTGAACGGTCTTCATTTGATGCAATCTCTTTGATCTTGTCTTTTAGCTCCTTTGGTATTCTGAGCTGTATTTGTGCATTACTCATATCTATGCCCTCTCTAGTTGATGTGCTATTAAATATATAGCCATAGGCTACTAGTGTCAATAGGCTACTAGTGTCAAATGGACATTTATTATGTATATTCCATATATGACACAAAAATCACCAAGCAGAACACAAGATAAGTTCATGACTCGTTTACCCGATGGCATGAGAGATAAGATAAAAAAAGCCGCCGATGCCTCTGGTAGAAGCATGAATGCCGAAATCGTCCATCGCCTTGAGCAAAGCTTTTCAAGCGAGGCCGAAGCTGAAACTCTTGTATTAAATAAGGCTGATTTTGGCGAATACATCAAGCAGGCATTCATTGAATTATCCAAAACAAATAAGTCAATAAAGATAACCCAAGACACAAAAGATAAACCAACCAAAAAACACCCTGGCAAAAAATCAGCATAATCCCTATACAAGGACTAGAGTGAATGAAAAAAATAATAATACTTTTAGCTACTGTGTCTTTAATGGCTTGCGCTCCAATGATACCAATGAGCAGCTTTCAACCAAGCGTTAGCCCAGACGGAAAAGAAGAATTCACTTTTGTCATGGGGCCTTATGATCGATCTATCTGGAAGTCAGAAGATGAAGCAATTAAGCGCATCTTAGGTAACCATCTTGGAGAACATAAATATTGTCTTAAAGGCTATGTTATTGATAGCAGAAAGAAGTCCTCAGGTTATGATGTTTTTACAGGTCACTGCAAAACTTAGATTTCATACACTCCAAAACCAATAACAAAATAATCAGAAAACCCCTGTCTTGACTCTGTATAACCTGCTCTAGCTTTTACGCTGATTGGGTTGTCAGGAATTGCAACTGTTCCATATGGGTCAAATACAAATGATTCACCGGCGTCAACAGAATCTAAAAACTCTCTGATAGCTGGCAAATCTAATTCAGTTATACCATTTAGAGAGATAGACCAATTAATATCTCGGCTTTGAACAATGGTTTCAGTTTGTCCACCTAGTGACTTTTTTGTTTTTGATTTAACACTTGACGATCTTGCTATGCTTCGGGCATTAATATCAATTGAGTAAACAGTATCAATTACATGGCCGTTTATTAAACTTCTCTTTGCTGTGTATGTGAATGCTGGCATTTACTGATCCTTTAGTTCATCGGCATTACGTGTACCATTTCGAATTAAGATAACATCTCTGTTCTCAATATGATCAGCAAGTCTTTCTGCTAAATCATTCACTGATTCATCGTTTAATAATTCAGGATTATAATAAAGGTTGATTGATGTAGAACCGCCTCCATTAATATCACTACCAGGACTTAAGCTATTACCGATATCTTGAGTTGGATCAAGACTGTTCTGTGGAACGTAGCCAGAATTTATAGAGCTGCCTCCTCCGCCAACATTTGCCGCTTGTGCAATTCCCGTAGCTGCAATTAATCCAATTGATATAGCCCCCAAAGATTTGATACTTGCTGCTGCAGGTGGTCCAGCTACAGGGCCAAGCTCAGCGTATGCACGCATTGCAGCAACATTCGTATTCATAACTGTTTGAGCTATAGCTAGGCCTTTTTCTACAGCTATAATAGCTATAGCTGCTTTTTTACTATCCCCCGCCAATATATTCAGTAGATTTGCAGCTTGGCTAACAACATTCATTTTCATTAAAATTATATCATTAGAAACTTTTTTCTCTATTTGTAAACGCCTGACTGCACTTTGTTTTTCTAATTTATCAAGACTATCAAATTGTTTAGAAACTAAATTTAACTCAGCCTCCATTTGCTCATCAGTAAGACCTAGAAGCCCTGGTATTTTTGAATTTTCACTTTCTGGATCATCTGAAGATAATTGATTTTGTGCGCTTACTGCATCCTGGTTAAATAATAGCGACCTTGCATTGTTTAATGAGATAACAGAAATAGCAGCTTGATCGACTACTTGTCTTTGTTGATCAAATTTCTCTGTAATACTGTCTAGTTGTTCGCCCAATGGCTGTAAATTTTCACTTGATGATTTTAAGGCATTAGAAAAATTTGACATTGAGTTGGCCTGATCATCAAGACCAACAAGCTCAAAACCATCAGCAAGCGTACCTACAAAACTACCCCAAACGCTTTCTATTTGAGATATCGCGCCATCCCAGGCAAACTCAACTATGCTTGACGCTTTTTCACCAGATTCAGCTATATTTAACCAACCACTATCAACAGCCGCAAAAAATGAAACAAAAAGATTTTTTGATTCTGTTACCGTATCATTAATTATAATATCTAGGCCGCCGGCACTTTTCCCCATATTAATAAAAGAATCTGCGGCCGATTCAAGATGTGGCGATAACCCAATAGCTATTTGCTGGGATAAACCTTTTGATACTAATGTGACCTTTGCAAGTGCATCATTAGCTTTTTCAATTTTAGCAGCATCAACACGACTGATAGAAATTCCAAACTGCTCAGCCTCTTTTGCAGCATCGTTTAATCCCTTTGAACCTAATGCAAGCGTATTAACTAATGCAACACCTTCAGAATCGAAAAACTTAAACGCGAGCCTTACTTTTTCAGATTGCTGGTCGACACTCTCCATAGCTGTCGCAATTTCTCTAAATGACTTGTCAGGCGATTGCGCCGCAAGTTTCTGAGCGTCTAATCCCAGCTGTTCAATAGCCGCCTTTGCTTCACCGCCACCTTGTGCCGCTTCTGCTAGTCGTCTGGTCATGCGCTGCAAGGCCATGTCCATTGTATTAGTGCTAACACCTGTTAGTTCAGCCGCATAACGTAAACCGGCAAGCTTTTCTGTGGCTATACCTAACTTGTCAGACGTTTTTGCAAGTGCATCAACCGAATCTAAAGATGACTTAACAAGCAACCCAAAACCGCCGGCACCAGCAAGCCCAATAACCGCATTACGAACAGAAACAACAGACGAGCCAAACCCTTTAAGTGAAGACCTGGCCGTCTTCATTCCCCTTACAAATTCAGCGGGGTTTGCTGATATTTTTACTTTGTAATTAGGATTGGCCATCATATTTACTCTTAAATGCGTTTAATAGACGATTGCTTAAATCATCAGCCTTTTGTTTTTTATCTGCGTAAGGCATGAAGTCAATTATTTGTTTTGCTGGGGATTTACCGCGATTAATGTTGTAAAGAAGTGTTGTTAACATTGCGATTAGTTGGTCTTGTCGCTCATCACCGATGGGGGAGATACGATCAAAAGCCATCCATTCTGTTAGTTCTTTGCTTGAAATTGATTTTTGTAGGTGTTTAACTGTGCAACCCAACCTAAGCGCCAATTTAAAAAGAAACAGACGTTCAGGTCGGGCTTTTAGTTTTTTACTTCTTTCTCGATACTCTCAAGACTGTTCAACTTCATAACTGCTGTGTAAATACGATTTAGCGGCTTGCAACTTTTCTTTCCTAAAACCTCTATTTCGCCCTTACTGAACATAAGAGAGCCTTTGTCATCGACTATTGATAAAGCTGCTGCAGTTGCTCGTATGTTTGAACTTGACTTATTTGTAAGTACAGCTTCAAACTGCTCGCGAATAACTCCATTCATTGAGGCAATTTTTACATCACCGCCCCACTCTGGAACTTTTACAACTTTTGTTTCAAGGTCTTCTGATTCTAAGATTTGATCTTTACTTAACATAATTACCATCCTGTTACTGGGCCAGATATTTCAAGCGTTACACTTGCACCTACTTTGTCATCTACACCGCCCTGGACTGAAAAACTCAATACGTATGCAGAAAACGAAATAACTGTATTTGCAACATCATTTAATGCAATTTGAAAGTTTCTTAACGTACGAGCAGCACGGTCAGCACGTAAACCTGTTTGTTCTGTATCAGCTGTGTCCAAATTAGCCTCAAAAGTAAACTGTCCTTCATCCATTAAACCCATGCGTTTTTCTTTTGCTGCTGATAGTAAGTGCGTAGTATCTATCACAGACGCGCTACCACCTGGGCCTTGAAAGCTAATGATTTCACCTATCGAATTAAATACTTCAGGGCCTCCACCATCGCCACGCGAAATAATTGTGCCTTGTGTTTCTATACTAGCCATTTTTTAGCTCCTCATTCTGGTTGTTGTGCGTTATTTTCAAGTACGCGATAAATCACGGTATAATTCATTGTTGCGAGTGCTGTTGGTTGTTGGCCTCCGTCTTCAAACTCAATAATTACCCCGTCATATCTGATGTCTTTCGCTAGTCCGCTTACTGTAGAATCAGCGCCTAACACTTCCTCTACTTCTGCGCTAATATCATCAATTTTGTCGTCAACATCACTCGTTTGCTGTGCTCTTATTTCAATTGCAATAGATAGTTCCCGCCTTGAACTTCTCGGACTATTAATGCTGTCAATTTCTGCCTCTTCTTCTTTCGTATAAACGGAAAGGCAAGGTAATGATGTGTGAGGATAAACACGAGACTGATAAACATTATCGCCTGTTGTTAAAAGGCCAGTTATAGCGTTTGCTATAGCCTCTCTTATTTGTTGTCTTACATGTGCCATTAGTTTGTACTCAAAATTAAAAGGGTTACGCCTGTACCGTCAGGTTGAATGTCTACAACCGTGTGAAGTTGTGCTTCTATAGTTACTGTTTGATTAACTGTAACTGTGGATAGGCTTTGTGAAGGTGCTGTAAATGTTGGAGAAAAACTGGCTACGCCTAAAACTTCTATATAACCATGTTCATAAATCCCAGTAACAGAAAAACCGCCAAAATCAGCGGCCACTCCAAAGTCAGTAAAGTAAGTTTGTAAATCCTCAAGAGATTCAACCACTATTTATTGGCCTTCTCTTTTTTCTCTACACTAGAGGCCATCGATTTAGGTATATCACCGTCATATCTAAACTCTTCACCGTATTTAAAATAAATGGGTTCGATGATTTTGTAATCACCATTATTTAAGTCTTCAATAAGATGTGAACGTCTAGCAATTTGGTCTTTGCTTAGTTTTACTTTTCCACTGATCAATTTGACTACTTTTGTAGCTTTATATAATTTCATAAGTTACCCCAATAGAAAGGCCGGAATAATCCGGCCTTATTGATTAAGCAAAGGTTGTTAATGCTGCACGCTGCCAGTATCCATAACCGACATTACGAATCGCACTTACGCCGTAATGATGTTTTCGTTCGTTGAACTCAAGCTCTGAACCTTCTGCAATTGCATCAACCATTACCCCCTCTTCTTCCTGACGAATTAGAGCGTGTGTATCGGCATCTGTGCGGAAGGTTGCAAACTTATCTGTAAAACTATTCAGACGTGCATTCACTGCAAGCTCAATATTAAAACCACCCATAGAGCCGAGTGTTTTAATGTTGTTTGATCGGCTTGTAGATGAATCAATAATGATTTCACTACCAATTGCGCCTGCTGCCGACTTCATGAATGAAACCGGCACCATAACGAGGAAGTTTTTAGCGTCTTCGTTAATGGGTTCACCCTGGTCATCCTTAAGGCTTAAGATTTGCTCGATAGTTGAAAGTATTGCGTCTTCCATTTGTCCAGCGGTTGGTTTCGTTGGTGCGCCTGCACTCGCATTAACCATGTTCGACTGTACGCCGCTATCGCCTTCCTGGTGATCAGTATCAAAGAAAAATTGACCGTCATAACAAACAGAAGATGCACCATTAATTATTAACGTAGATAGCAACTTAGCCCAGTGTGAGTTTGTACGTTGTGCAAGCTCACGAACACGCGCCATTACCTGGCCTGTTTTATCTCGTCGTATTTCGTCCATTAATACCTCAAGTGTTGCCTCGAATGTTTTATTGACGATTGTTAAGCCATTATCAGTAAATCCTTTTGCCTTACGACCACCTATCCATTCTTGCATTTGTGGTGCTTGACCTAACCATTTGTAGGTTTCGGATTCCTGGTCACTATCAAAATAATTTGAAATGCCTGGTATCCAACTCGAACCGATGTTTTGTTCTAATGCGGCGTAGAATTCGCCAATAATTGCGCGACTGCCTAAACTTTTTGCACCCATGATATTACCCCTTTAGCTTAATGAGCTTGATTTGTAAGAAACAATGACAGTCGTGCCACTGACATATTGTGTAATTTTTCCAATTAAGGAATTACCGGTTGCGGTAAGCGTGAAAGTGTCATCATCTGATGCATACACAGAGGCCCCAACATTAGCAACACCGGTAACGCCCACTACTGGCATTTGAACTTTGCCTACTTCACGCACTCTTACATTAACTGCACCAGCGGCACCGTCTGTGTTGTCTGCTTGAGTTTCAGCAAAGCCTAAGAAGGAGTCGGCTGCGACCAAAGGACGCGCAAAACCTGCTGCATGCCCAACCGCAGCGCCTTCATAAATAACATCACCAGAAATAACTGGAACCGCACCAATATCACCTAACTCAAACGAACGTGCTTTATCAATAACTAAAGTAGCCATTATTTTTTACCTCCTAAAATACGTGCATTACCGGCTTCAAAATTCTTTTCGTAAGCCAGATATGATTCAAAACTTGTAAACTCTTCGCGCAATGTAGCTGATTTGTTCCAGGCATTTTCACAACGTGTTTCAATGGGTAGATTGCTGTCAATTACATCAAAATCATCAATTGATGAGGACACATCGTCTAAATCTGTCGCATCGTCTTTAATGTTTTGCATGTAATTTGAGCGGTTTGTTTTTTCAGCTTGCAGAACAGCAACAGCGGCTTGCTCGCCCGTTGTTTTACCGTCAAAGGCTAAATTGTTAATTAGCTCTTCGTGTCCTGGTAAGGTTTGAGCTAAGACCGCTTGTATGCGTTCACGCTCTTGAACTACGCCCTCTGCTTTTAGCGTGTTAGTAATCTGAGTATGATTTGTATTCAAATACTCAACGGTAATATCCGGCATACTTGCAGCCGGTGTTTTTTCTTCAGGCATGTTAAGCCCTCCTTTGTTATGCGCGGCTGCACCGTGCGGGTTTTGTAAATCGTTTTTATCTGATTGATTAAGTATTTTTTTAATTTCTTCGGCTAAGTTCAGCCTGTTTTCTGTGCTCTGATTGTTTTTATATGCTTGTTTTGCAGCCTCGAACACGGGCTCTAGGTCTTGTATTGCAACAGCTTCTAGTGTTTCATCCATTGAGTCAGCAAAACCATTTTTTACGGCATCTTCTGCGGTCATGGTTGTATCGTTTTTTAGTAGCTGTACGATTTCATCTGTTGATAAAATTGAACGTCGTTGATAAATTGGAATAATTGAATCTCGAATTTTATCTAATGTGTTGGCAGCTTCCCGCAGATCATCCGCATCCCCACCGATAACGGTTAAGGGGTCATGTACAAACATGGTCGAGCCTAGCGCCATGTGTAATTTCCCAGGGTCGGCAGCTTGAGCGATGACTGAAGCAATAGAGGCAGCCTGCCCCATGACGGTTACACTCACGCTTGCACTGTGATTGATTAAATAATTCGTGATTGACACACCGTCAGAAACCACACCACCAGGGGAGTTAATAAACAAATCAATATCCGTTAAGTCCCCTAATGCATTGGTTGTTTTTATAAACTCTGTAGCGGTCACGCCAGAGTCATCTAACCAGTCTTTAAAACCGACGACACCATCAACCCATAATTCAGCTTTTCTTTGCTTACCATCTTCATGAATATTTTTTACTGTTAGCCAATTCATTTATTTTCCTCATAAAAAAAGCCGCGTTTAAGCGGCTTCTTCATCGTTGCTCTGTTCAATGGGTGGCGGGCTATCCTGTTCGATTAATCCGTCATCTTGTCTTGCTTTGTGTTCTTTTACTGATTGCCGGTGATTCTGATCCCAGTCACCGCCGTTTATTTCTGCGGTTTCTTGAGCGAGCGTAGATAAACCAGAATCTATTCTTTCCCTTGCCGCTTTAACTTCCTGAAGCTCTTGTATTTGTCCTTTACCTGGGCCAATCCACATTGAACCTAAATACGCTTTTCTTACGCGCTCATCTTCCATAAATCCAGGGGCGACTATTCGTCCACTTGCAACCGCTTCATATAAAAAGGATTCGTAAACTGGCTGACAAAAATAATCAGCTAACCATTTGCGGCGCTTTTTGAAAAACTTCCACGCCTCAACGAATGCGGCACGACTCGCACTGTATGACGCGGTAAAATGTTTAACTAATAATTCAAATGGAATTTCCAAAGCTGAACCGATTTGTCTCAGTATCGCCATAACAAAGGGGTCGAATGCGGCGTTAGGTCGTCCAGGGTTAGCGGTTTCTATGCTCTCGTTATTCCCTAAACCAACAATGGCCCCGTTACCTAATTCATAATCAGTATCATTCGTTGTTTGTGCTTCGTCTGCATTCCCTAACCCACTACCTGTTTCGGACTTTACAAACACCGTGAACATACCAGATACCACCGCCGCCATTAATTCCGCATCTGTAAAACGGCCCAACTGTTTTAGTGATTCGATGACTGGTGATAAATACGGCGCACCTCGACGTTGACCGACTCGACGCTGTTCAAATAGATGCAGTATATTTCTGCGTCCGCTTTTTCTTCCAAACATCGGGACGACATTCCAACTGGTCGTAGTCTTGCCTTTTTCGCCTGGGTGATTTTCTAAAATGTGAACCTTTACAGGGGCACCATTAGAATCTGTTTCAATTCCTCCGGCAAGTGTTGCACTGTCACGCGCACAGTCTTTATTAGTAACCCTATCCGCTTCGATTGCTTTTAGCTTTAATCCATAGCTTGAGCCTTTACGCTTTATAAATGGAAGTAAATAAAAAATATCGCCATTTTCTAAAGCAGATCGAAAACATAAATCTTGATGACTATAAAAATTTAACGTTCTTGCGGCATCACATTCAACACTTTCAGCCCACAGTTTAAATTCACGCTCTGCGTTTCGCTCCCATGCGTCTGCATCTTCATCGGACAAATTTAAATATTCTCGGTCAATTCGTGAATGTAACACTAACCCTGTGCCGACAACATTAGTTACCGCTGTATTAATCGCACCTGTAGCTAATGGGTTGTTTCTTACTAGGTCTCGTGAGCGTTCACGTAGTGTTGGGAGATCAGGTAATAAATCAGAATCAGCGTCACCCCCTGATACTTTCCAGCTTTTAAATGCGCGATTACTTTTAGATGCACCATTGTACCCACCTGCTAACGCCATGGATACACGCGCCCTAAATCTGTTTTGTGCGCGTACTGGGTCAAAAGTAGATATAATTTTATCTAACAGGTTTTCTTTAACCGTGATTTGATCGTTACCGATTTTTACAGTTGTTTGCATTAGTTAGGCACCGCATTAACAACACTGATACCACCACGCGCCAGACGTTTAACGCGTTTATCCCAACGGTCAATCGTTTCCTCAATCTCTTTTAAATTTGCTCTAGATAATGAACGCCCATTAATCGAGTAAGATTGACCACTTGCGACAGCATCTTCCGCATCTAACCACAGTTGTAGCTTTTGTTCTGCTTGCGTTAATGTAATACCGGCCATTACAGCTTAACCCCTTTGCTTATGACTCGACGCTTTTTAGGTGCTGGCGTTGAATCTTTATTTAATAATGTTTGTCCGAAGTGTTCTTGTAATAATCTGATCATTGCCAAGTTACCAACCTTACAATCTAATACTTCGTTTCTTCGTTTTTTTGCGTCCCACTCATAGTAGGGTTTTCCAAGTTTATATTTTTTAATCTTCTCTTCTGCTGTGGCTTGTTTGAAGTAATCTTCATCACACCATTCAGCTACTGGATGATGAATATACCCAGGCCCTGGGTCATCAACTAAATATCGGTTATAAATTAATTCTTTCGCGGTATCCGTTCCCAGCATTGTGAGATAGATACCTTTTTTATTTTTTGTTTTTGGGAATACTGCAATAGGTTTACCAGCAATAGATGCTCCCTTTGTTGGTATCACCCAGGTAATACCGGCTGATTTGCTAAACTCGTATGCTTCATCTGTGTAGTGACCACCTGAATCAATTCCTACAAGCTTAATATCTATCAATCGGCCATCTGCATAGCGGTATTGCTTTCTTAATCGCTTTTCTAAATTATTCCAGATTGTTTTTTGTGATAGATTTCCATATAACCGGTAATAATCTATGGCCCAGTTTTCCTCTCCAGCGGCCCAGCCCTCTACCTCGCACTCAACACGGTCATCCTGAACGTCTATAAATGCGGTTAATACTTTTACTTCGTTTGGTACTTCGCCTTCATAATGCTCACGACGTTTAAATAGCAGATTATCATCTGCTTTCTCGCCTTCTTCTTCCCAGGTTTCGCCTAATGTTGTATTGATGAAGGTTTTTAACTTAGTTAAGTTGCCTATTTTTTTGGCGGCGTTTGCATCAAAGAAGTCTCGACCTATTTTGGCCCAGCTTTTAAAGTAGCTATAAGCTGACCAGATTTTAAACCCAACATGAAATGGAAACTCTATCACTAAATTGTTTTCATTCCTTAGCATGTCATCATCATCAATCCATTTTCCACACTCAGTTTGCCATTGTCCCTTTGCGTCCATTTCTGCATAATCAGAATACTCAGCGAGTCCACCACAATGAATACAGGCATGGCCTGCTTGATTCGGGTCTTTATCTACAAACTTCATATGCTCCCACCGCAGAGGTGAAAGCTCATTGCAATGTGGACAAGGTAAATAGCGTTCAAAGACCAAATCTGATTCAGAAAGACTTTGTTCTGTTAATGATTCGCCTTTGGTCTTTGGTGTGCTGCCTCGTATGGACTTAGGGAAACTTGACGTTTCAAGTCGTTTGTCACCCAATACTGGCGGTGCGCCTTCTTTTTCAACATCAGGATCAAAGCCGTCTAACTCGTCATAATAAGCAACGTCCTTTGTCATTCTTCTGTAATTTCTAGCCGCCTTACCGCCTTTTATATCCAGTGTTGAGCCCTTAAATACTTTCTTAGATAATGTATTATCTTTGCTCTTTTTTTCTGGGTCACACTTCAATGCACCCTTAACGACGGGTACATCTCTAATTAACGGGTCAATCTCATCCTTTACAAATTCCTCAGCGTCTGAGTCTGTTGGTTGCCAGATAACCTGATTACGTTTTTTATGCTCTGCAAAATATCCAATAGCCGAACAGATTATTTTTGTGTAGCCTACTCGCGCTGACTTCATCCATGTGACTATCCCAATATCATCATTGCTAATGCAATTCATAATTGCTTTTTGATATGGAAGTGTTTCCCAGGCTCCCTGCACGGAACTTGACTCAGCAGATAAATAAAAGTTTTCGTCAGCCCATTCTGATAGCTTTAGCGGCTCAGGTTTATGTAGCCCTGATATGCCTTTTTGTATCGCTGACTCAATCGAAGTCCTCAAGTCTATCGAAGTCAAGCTGTACTTTGCTAGCTGCATTCTGTGCCTTAATTATTTCCCGTCCAATTATTTCAACCTCTGCGGCTGTCAAGGTGGGTAATCTGTTTTTTACTTTTAATGGTATTGATTCAAGGATTGAATTCACTTGCTCTGAAATATTTGATAATGCATATTCGAGCATATCAACCGGTGCTAGCTCTCGACGGGTTACCGCATTTTTTAATGACTGTCCGTCTGCTTGTTCTTTTGTGAGCCTTGCGCGTTCTGCTTCGTAATCGACTAAATCGCCGTTTTCATTAACTGTGAGCTTTCCTACTGCTTGGCGAACTTTCCACCTAACCAGCTCCTGGGGATCGTATGAATTTGACTGGCCGCGTTTTCCTTTATCTTTAATCGGTAGCGGGTCTTCTTTTCGGTTCTGCCAATTTGTCATGCTCCTTTCTGTCACATCTAGCATGTATGTGGCTTGCTGTTTGTTAACTGTAAATTCTGTGATCATAGAAAGGAATTCTTATAAATGGCTCATAATTAGTGAAACTTCGGGGTTCGAATTACCCTTGGGGCTGTCCGCTCTGAAAGTACCTTAACGATTTAATATAATAATTATCTCGCTGTTTCTAAGGCTTTTTTCAATGCTTTATCGAATTCACGTCTAAATACCGTTTTTATTGTTTTATTCGCGACGGCTTCAAAGTCGTAACGTTTTTTATAAGATGGCGACTTAACAAACAAAAACATAAGAGCTAACTGTCCTCTTTGTAGCTTTGTTATATCCCATATCCCATGTACATTCCCTATAATTCCTGAAAAGTATTTGCCACTTGTTCTTGAGCCCTTAGAAGCGCGTTGATATTTATCTCTTTGTGCCCCTAATCCTGACAATATCTTTTGTATAACTCCATTTGACACATTGCCATACTGATTTAACCTCATTGTTCTTGATGGCACAGCGTACATGTTGCTAGGCATCTGTCCCCTACTTATTAGAAGATTTTCAAAGCCTTTGTGTTTTCTACGCCCACCTGTTAACTGTGCCGATAAATACTTAGTAGCTGGTGTTCCTTTGAATGCCTCATCTTTAAGCTTTACTATCGCTTCTAGTTTTGTTTTCTTTGCCCACTTTATCCATAGTGAGTTTTGCGTGTATCTTGTTGGTTTGTCGAATACCTTCCTAATCTCTCTCTGCTCTGCTGCTTTTACTTTTTTAGCTGTTCCGTTTAATCCCCACTGAGCAGCCGCAGGAAGCTGTCTTTTAGCAACATCATTCATCGACTTAATTACATCATCAATGTTTGATTGTATTGATATTTGCATTACACAAAATTAACTTTGTTTACATAGTTGCCAGGGTCAGCAAAGGGAACAACAATATCTTTTAGATAGTTACAGGTATCAACTATCATTTGCATTTGTACCTCTCCATGTTGATCAATACCAGGGCTTTGCCGTGAGCTAACAAAATCCTCATCGTGCATGTACAACTGAAAGCCTGTATTAATTGCGAGGGTTATCCAATTAAAATTATCTCGCCATCTTGCTATGACGTCATAGGGCATATCTAACGCACCTGAATCACTTCCATTCGCCATATCGTAGACAGGGAATATTTGTATTCCGCCTACTTTGCGCTTTGTGTGTATGTAGTTAGTAAAGACCTGTTTTCGTGTCTCCATTGGTCTTGATACGTTAGAGCCTGCTATCTGTCTAACTGACGTAAAACCGAACCCTGGCTGAACAGTGTCATTGAGTGGGCTTTGCATTTTAGATACATCAGAGCTAAACAACTCTAAAAGCCCTTCATCATAAGAGGTCGAGCCGTTGTTATAATATCCATTCTCTTCGTCAAACTTTAAACCGTGACTTTCCCATATCGCCTTGTCTGCGATATATGCCGCACTTATGACTGATTTTGTTTTTACTGTGTCGTAACCATTCGCGTCTAAGCTTGAGCCAATAACTGGGGATACGTGATCATGCCAACAGTATTTAAATATATTACTGTCTTGGTATTTTTTAAGCCTTGTTTTGACTTCTTGACTCATGTTTTCAAAGTATGATGCATTAGCATTAAAGATACCGCACCATATAACACCACCAGGTGGAACATAGGACGCGATTTTATCTAATAAAGCAGGGTCTTGATGTGCGTATTGCCCGTTTATATGATCAAGGCCAACAACTATTGGAGCCTTTCTTGGTGGTGCAGACATTTTTCCATCATTAACAGCCTCTTGTATTAAAAACGGTAGCATTGCGTGATTATTGGGCTTGGCTGCTGATATATATAAATTACCACCACCCGCTGATTGAGTTGATAACATAGCCGATCTTCCGGCATTTGTTTGTGCAGCACCACCTAAATTTATTGGCTGATTTGCTGCACATGTCATTAATGATTTACCCGTAGTTAATGTGTATGTGCCAGAAAAAGCAGCAAAATACTCCTCATCACTCCAAGGGAAATTAAAAAACCCATCAATAATAGGTGATCGAGTTCCACTTATACCAGGAGTTGCACCAAAACCCGCGACACCTGCACTTGCACTAAGCCCGATAATGGGTCGAGTTATCCCCGCATTATCGATCATCGTTTCAAATCCATTTGTAAACTGAGGAATAACTATAAAATCATGAGTGTTTATATAACTAAGAGATGGCAGATTCTCAACTACTACCATGTGATGACGTATACCAAGAGCCTGCAGCGAAGTAATCACGGTACGCATATCATAACCGGAATTCCCACCCTCTTCACTGCCCGTTTTTACTACAATTAACGCGAGCATTTTAGCCGCCTCTGCCAGTCAGATACACCTGAAAATTCAACTGATCAACGGCTTGCCCTGTAGTGGGTTTTATTTCAACTTTTACATACTGATCATAGCCATAGTTAGCTGCATCTAAAACCTCTCTGATTACCTGATCTGGCTTAGCTCCGGCCAAAACTGTTTTTACAGCATATCTATCCGCGTCATCCTTGTTACGCGAAAAATAAATTGTGTATGCGTAATCTCTTGAGGCAGCATCACCGTTTTTGATAACAATTGAACGCGTATGCGGGTTCATTTCCCGCATTTCAAGCCATACCCCGGGATTAAATACGTTAACTGTTAGAGCTGAGTAACCCGCGTCATGACCGTGAAAAAAATCTAAAAATACGTCCCTATGTGGTGGAATCTCATCATTTTTTATTACATGGACAATCTCGTAGCCATCATTATCTTTGCCGTCTTGATTTGAGTACTGAGGATTAGCAGCCATTACTTTTCACCTTTCATAATTTTTTCACGGCGTAGGTTAAAAAAAATTGTCAAAATTAGACTTATTGCGCCAATACTTAAACTACCGATCCCTATCCAGTGCTCAAAAGTAAAAACACTTGATGCCATTGCCACACCACTTGCACTATATGTTACATTTTGCGCGATTGTCGCTGCTTGAGCTGCTTTATCTGGCATATTTATTCTCTAGGCTGGGTTGATTTAATAATATTTTGCAATGTAACTATTCGCTGTTTTCTTAATTTATTCTGAATCTGTAGACGCTTTTTTACGTCATTTGGTAAATTTTTTATTTCTTCTGCCTTAACGACAGGAACAACTAAAGGTGGTGGCAGATTTAAAACAGGGTTGCCAGGAACTGAGCAACAGCCACTAAGTAAGATCGATGTCGTCAACAGGATTGTTTTCAATTTCTTTCCTTATCTTTTGTTCGTCAACCATACCCATTACTAAAGCCTTATCTGCCTTCTGTTCTATTTTCCTTGCGGTTTCTGATGCTTCACGCTTAACCTGTTCTGTTTTTGCTTTCTGGCGATAAAAAAGGGCCGCGAATATCGCAGCCCCTAAACTTGCTATAACAGTTAAAATAGATTTAATCTTGTCCATTTTTCTTTTCCGTCCACTCTCTACCTAGCCATATTGCTAGTATTGCAGCTACAGCTATACCGAAGTCTTGAACGTCCATAGAAGGCGCTGATACACCGTTATACTCAAGCCCTGCAATGGCAAACTTAAATACAACAACAGCCCACGAGACAGCTACAAAAAACAATGTAGTGCTTTCTTTGCCTCTTGAGTCAGATAATCTCACAACACAACCCTAATAAACGGCATAACAAAATCAGAATAGTATGGCCATGTTAAAAATAGAATCGTTCCGATGACTGCGCCCCGGTCTAATACAATTAATTCGTCGCTGCCTTCGTTTTCTTGTATGTGCTTTTCACAGTGGCCTTTGCTTATAAAATTCAGGGCTCGACAAAGGTAGTAAGCAAATTTCCTATCACCTGCCCTGACTAACTTACCCGCACGGCTTGATATGGATTCTTGGGGATCACCTCCCCAGATAGCATTGGCTAAAAAATCAAGGTTGACCAAAATGGGCATAGGTTTAAAACTAATCAAAGCCATGACCAGGCCGATAAATGCGGTTTTAATGTTGTTTATGTATTTTAAAATCATAATTTCACCTATGGATTAAAAATAATAATTTCGCCTTCGTGCTTATTGGTACAAAATTCAACATGCAACCAGGTAACAGTCCTTTCTGCATTCTCCATTCTGGAAATATACGGATAAATACCCTGATTATTTAAAATATGAAAATAAACTTCTTCAGGCTTATGGTCTTTAAACTTTAAATCAAAGCCCGTTCCAAACCGATGAGACGACAGTTCAGCGCCTACTGTACCTTTAGGCATTCTTAGTCCAGAGTCTTTGTAACTCCCGCCTAAGTGATCGTTATTTACTGTTATCGGCCCGAAGTTATCCCTTAAGTCCTCTAGGGTTAGAATTGCATTACAATTAAGAAAATCTAACGCCCTGGCTCCGATCTTGTTAAATATATCCGGGTGTACCAGCTCCCTTAAATCAAAGTGTTCTGATACTTTCATATTTCCTCTGGGCAATAAAAAACCCGCATCCAAGGATAACGGGTTATTGAATTTTCACTGGTCTCGAACCAGAATCAGGAACCACCCCGACCAGCCCATGCTGTTGAGTCTTGAGTTTTACTTAGATTTATATAAGACACAAAAAAAGCCCCGTACTTTCGTAGAGGGCTTTATTTGACACTAGAAATATCATGCCTAAAAATGTTAATTTTTGCAAGCACTTTTTTAAAAATTTAATCTTCTAAAAATATGACTGTATGCAATATTGGTATATTCATCCAAGCATAGAAATATTTCACTGTAATATTTACTATATTTTTTAGAGTATGACTGTCTGCATACGCCTATTTCATTTGCTTTTTTAACATCCGTGTTAAATATTTTATTACTATGCAGTTCTTTTACAGCAAGAATACACATTTTCAAAAGCGTACCTTTTTTGTACTTCCAATTTTCTGATACTGCTATCTTGCTAACATCACCTAATAAAAACTCACTCAGAGAGTCTATGTCTGCCTGGTTCATTGTTCCACCCCATTTGATAGTCATAGCTGTCATATATTTTTTCTTTAATCCACCACAAGCAAGATTTATCATAGCACTGTCTATTTCTGGTTTTCCTGTTCCTGTCACTCTCCCGGGGTCACAAGTACCGGCATTTAATACACACATTGCTTTTGCTGGATTCATTCTTAGCCCTCAAGTTCAAAGTTAAAACAATATTTCTTACCCTTCAACGGAGAATGCCCTTCACTACATACCCGTTCTTCAAAGCAGATTATTTGCATATCCCTATGGGCACACACTCTACAGCCCTGCTCGTGCTTAAGTGTTTTACACTCCTCAAGCTCTGCTATTCTCTCAGGGTTTGAGTAGTACGCTATTGATGTTTCTGTCATGCCTCACCTTCTATGTAAGCTGTTGCTATTAAACATTTTTCAATCATTTCTAAAGCTGTGCCGTTAGCTATCATGTCGCTTGTAAACCTTAAAACTATCCACCCAAGCATTGAAGCGTGATTATATTTAACACAGTCGTTTCTAAAGCCTACACCCCTGTTATGTCGCCCTGCTTTCTTTGCCCAGGTGCCACCCTCGCATTCAATGGCTATTTTTTTATCAGGATAAGCAAAATCAAACCGCCACTTTCTTTCTGGATGGAATTTAAATTCCTCTTCCGGTTTTGGTAGTTTTGCGGCTTTGATTTGAAAGGCTATTTGTTTTTCTAAATCACTCATAATAATCCGTCATCAATCCAGATTTGCTGTGTACGGATAACGCCTTCTAAATGACATTGTTTTGCAAACTCAACATCTATAAACCTTGTTCTCCTGTCTATTTCGTCATGGCAAGCACTACAACAAAAAGCCCCGTGTCTATCATCGTGCTTTCTTCCCATGCCTGCACCGTTCAAATGTGCTAGTACGGTTGTTTCTGGGTTAAAATTACAAATACCTGGTATTCTTACCTGACACTCTTGGCCTTTTGCTGATTTAGTATATTTACTTGTCATTATTTAATCCCCATAGCCTGAAAATAAATGTCATCAGGTTTTGATAGGTGGAAACCTCTTTCAATTGAATTTTGATCAATATTGTTTAGATACTCTGTAAACTGTTTAACCTTCATAATGCTAGATACCTGGATAAACTGAATAGCTTGAATGCACATCTCATGCTCAAGGTTTGCAACTAATTCACCGTAGAACTCTGCAAATTCTTGGTTATCTCTAACTAAAATTGGTGCACCATATGTGAACTTGTAAAAGTTTCTCTCATAGCTAAACCCATTTCCTGATTGTTTTCCTATTTCCGTGTACCAGAGATTTAATAGCCTGTTTTGCGAATCTGAACGTTTAGGCTCGAAAGGCTTTGCTTCAAACAACCAAGATTTTTTAGACAAATCAACTTTGTTAGCCTTTGCTATAAAAGCGCTTCTTTGTGCTTCGTTAGTTATCAACATAGTTAAATCAAACTCATTTGCTTAGTTAAATAAACCTTGTTTGTACCCTGCTTGATGCACTCAACACAGTCACCCATTAACAACCGTCTTAACTGTCTCCTTGCTTCGCTTATGGGTATCTCTGCTACTTCCGCAACATCACAAGGCCTGTAATATGTTTTAGGCTGTAGCGCCTGATTTACTAAATTTAAATTATCCATTGACTTCACCTGTACAATATCCAAATGCTATTAATGTGCTTAAATGTCTTTCAGCGAAGTTTCTTTCACTGTGCTTTGCCTCATTCACTATTGACCCATTAGGTCTCACTATTTCGTATACATCTTTTTTTCTAACAATCGAATGCTTGATTTTATAAACTGGCTTCTCTGATTCAAAAACTTCCAGCATAATTTCAAGACTGGCTACCATTAACTTTCCCTCATATCTGGCGCGTAATTTTCTACACGCATATATTGCTCAATCCATACAGTGCGTATATATCCAGTTGGGCCGTGACGGTTTTTACATACGCTAACTTCCATCGTCCCCTGATGTTCTGATTGTTCGTTGTAAACCTCATCGCGGTATAACGTCATAATTACATCAGCTTCTTTTTCAATTTCTGATGAGTTAGCAATATCTCCCATACACGGACGTTTATCGTTTCTCTTTTCAACTTCTCGATTGACCTGGGCTAGAGCTATAACCGGTATATCTAAGTCCCTTGCAAGCTCCTTGAGAGCCCCTACAACATTCCCGACTTGCTCCCACTTTGCAATTCTTTGATCTGTCCACTTAACACGCTGTATGTAATCGACGTATAACGCTTTAATGTTATGTTGATGTTTCCATTTTCGCGCTTGTCTGATTAATTCAAGAATTCCTATCCCTGATTTGTCGTTTATCCAAATATTGTTATTTGTATGCAGTCGTGAAACTGAACTTGATAATTTTGTATATTCGTAATCGTCCATATTTCCTGTACGCATTTTTTGAGCGTTTACTTTTCCGTTAATGGCGATTAATCGAATACCTAATTGTTCGGCGGGTTGTTCTGCGCTAATGATTCCTATTTGTTCGTTGTGACTGTTTGCAAGATTTAACAAAAACGCTGTTTTTCCCATTGCAGGTCTGGCCGCTATAACATACAGATCAGAATCATGAAAACCGCCTAGAACCTCATCAAGCTTTTTAATGCCCGTTGGGATTCCCACGGTTCCCTCGTTTTCTTCTGCTTCTTCGATCATTTCTAATGATTTTCTAAGCGCCTGGGAAATTGAGCATTCATGATTTTGCCGTGTTACTGATAGCTCCATTAGTTTTCTGACAGCATCATCAACACTTAACGCGCTGTCTTGCGCTGTATCGATTTCGTTTAGTAATTCCGCACAAATACCCTTTGCTTGTCTGTTCGTGCTGTCAGTCTTGACTAGCTTTGCGTGCCCTGCGATATTTGCCGCAGTTACACAGTCCTTTGCTGCTGTGCCTACAAAGTGCAACCATGTTTCGCCTGGGTTGGTTTTGTCTAGCCTGCTGGCAACGGTTAGCACATCGGCTATCTGGTTTCCTGCAATCAAATCAATGATTGTTTGATACACAAGGCGATATGACTCATGCTCAAAATCGACAGGTGTTAAATCGATTTCATCGATAGCTGATGAATTTTTTAGTAATGCGCCTATTACGGCTTTTTCGTGTTGTAGACTCATGATGCAAGCTCTTTTTGTTTTTGTTGTGGTTTCGAGTGACGCTGATCATTTTTGAAATAACTTAAATCAATTCCTCGCCAACCCTTCATAACCGTTCTATCAATAATTTCATTTGCAGTTAATCCAACTTCGCCAGCTTTCAATGCCTCTTTCATTGCCATATCAAATGCTCTTTGCGTCAGTGGTTTTTTTATTAACTTTCGATGATCAATAAATCCTTTTGCTGATTCAGCATTTATTTGGTCAGGAAGGTTTTCCAAATCAATCGATTTATATTTCCTAGATTCAGTTGGTAGATTACTTGATAGATTAGATTGGTAGATTAGTGTCCCGTTTTTGGGACTGGTACCAGTACCGTTTTTGGTACTACCCTGTCCCGTTTTTGGGACTGGTTGTTGTCCCGTTTCTGGTACCAGTACCGTTTTTGGGACTGGTGTTGTTTTTGGTACTGGTTTATTTATTATTTCGTGCCTGTTTTCAACACCAATTAACTGATATTTATTTCCTTTTCCTGTCGATTTTTCTATTGAAATGAGGCCCATAATTTCAAGTTTTTTTATTGATTCCATGATTGTTTTTCTATTCAAACAAGTGTCATTTTCAAGGCGAGCGACTGACGGAAAACAACAATTTTCCTCATTAGCCCTATCTGCTAGAGACAATAAAACTAGCTTTTGACTTGGTTTTACATTTTGCTTCCAAGCCCAGCGAGTGGCGTCTAAGCTCATTTAATTCTTTACCCTTTCCAAGCTCTCAAGTTCCAACCACTCTCGAACCACATCAGACCTTTCGTCTTTTAATCTCATAGCCTCGTCAACAAATAAACGTACGTCATCATTGTTTTCAGCGTTACAGGCTTTCTCCCACATATCACATATTAAAACCTCCCTTATCGCATCCCTCGTTCCACGCAATATAGATAGGTCTATGATGTCTCTTAGTTTTTGATGCATTTTCTTAGCCCTGGTTATTTATCTCGCTTGTATTTAGCTGTCACGACTGAAAACTAAACAGCTTTAAGGTCAGTATTTTTTAAATTTCTTTTCTTTTTCTCAGCCTGTACAAGTGCTAAACCTTCGTTACTGGTGGTTATGGATTTGGTAAACATGATTTCAGCATTTAGTAAATCTTCGTCGCTGTCTTCTGCCCCTATTCCGTTTTCAGCGATTTTTAACCAAGCTTGCGCTTCATCGCTTGAGTGCTTAACAATCTTTGATGCAAGTTTTAATGCACTGCTTTCTGAACAATCCTGTCCTGCTTCAGCATGTGGCTTGAGAGTGTTATCAATTGCAATAATGCAATCGGTTTTAAATGGTTCAGGCAGTGCGTTAACCGCCGCAGAAATAAGCAGGTAATCAAGTTCCTTTGCATCAAAGAAGTGATAACGCAGTTTTTTATCTGCAAAGTCCTTTGCTTCGTCTGTTGCGTCACAGTGGAAAACAAACTTAGGGTGCCCCACGTTTTCCATGTAAAACTCACCCAGGTTATAAGCGTACTGACGAAATGAAATAGCCTTTGGTTTACTTGATGTTGCAGTAATTGCGAAGTACCTAACTATCTCTGAAATATTATTTTTGGGTATATCCCGCATTGTTTTAGCCCTATTTGTTTACTAATCTGTTTACATGGAAACTCTAAAGCCCGAAAAACTGAAATTTTTAAAAAAATATCCGCTAATTGTTAACAACGGTTTGTTCGGGTTCAGGGAAAATATCGGGGCGCAAGTCGTAGCAAGTCACAGTCTTACTGGTCGCTTTCTCAATAGCTTTACACCACTTGGCAGGAACACCGTTTTTTTTCCACTTAGAAATATGCGGCTGCTCTACGCCTATCAGTTCAGCAAGCGCAGTCACCCCATCAGCCACACGTATTGCGTCTTCGAGAGCTTGATTCATGCTTTAATACCTTTTAAATTACTTTAAAGGTATAATATACTTATAAGGAATATTAAACAAGTGGAAACATCAAAAATTGTTTCTTTTACGGAATATGACAAAAAGGCATATCTATCTCATAATATGCTTATGGAAAATTTCGGTGAAAGACTTAAGCAGGCTCGCAAAGCAAAGAACCTAAGCCAATCTGAATTAGCAGAGTTGTGCGGCTGGGATAATAATGTACGTATCTCAAAGTATGAGACTGGCGGACAAATGCCTAGACCTGATGGAATGATAAAATTAGCTACTGTTCTAGAAGTAGACCCAACTTGGCTACTTAAGGGCGAGAGTATAGGCGAGAATGGCACGCAATATAACATTGTTAACAAGCCAGATCATGGTGCTGTTGCAACCTCCTTTAGTGAGTTTGCTGAGGCAATGGCTTCGAAGTTTATAGATCAACATGTAGGCCCAGGCTTTAACGATCTACCAACTCAGCAAAAACTTGAATTTATACGGTTAATAGCAAGAATCTTTGATAAGCCAGAAAGTGGAAAGCTAACAACTGATAAAATAGCAGAGCTACTAGACATCAAATAACCCTACCCTCCTCCTATAAGACCCGCTTTTGCGGGTTTTTTTGTGCCTGTAAAAAACACACCACTACACAACTCATTGATTTTTATAACAAAACAAAATAAATATACTTTTTAAGTAATTTTATTATACCTTTTACTTGCTTTGATATACTTTTAAGGTATACTTATACCCAAGTTAAAGACAAAAACAAACAACACACCGGAGCAAGAAATGGAACAAAGCAACGTATTAGGCCCAATAGATATATTTGAAAACCTGAACACAGCCAGAGCCATTTCTTATGACCTACACGACGATTATCAGCAAGAAGCCAAGCACGAAGCAGAACGCGACGAAGATCAGGAAATCATCGACTACATGACAAGCAACAGCAATGAGACCTGGGATTATCTTGTTACTTTTATGATTGATGAGTGTGGCCCTGCAATGTATGCCGCAGTTAAAGAAGCCAGTAAAAAGAATCCTAATCATTGCGAAATTGGCCGTTTGTTTTCAGAAGCTTTTAACGGCTGTAAAGATTCATATCTTTCTATTCATAGGGAAGATTAGGAAATGATAGAAACAATTTTATTTTTAGCCTGGGTGTTTTTTTGCTGGTGCATTATCCGGTTAACAGCGATGAATAATAGACCACCCATTAAGCGACATATGAAGCCACATATTATTAAACGCCCTTTGTGGTATCGAATTTTAAAAACATTAACTGATAAAAACCCGAGTGTGGAGTAAGAAAAATGGAAGCACAAAGTAAGAACAATTTAAGTTTATGGGAAAAGGTATCAAAGACAGACCCAGCTTATACGAAAAAATTTAGCCAGGGTTTCACGGGGACAAGTGTTAACAGTACGTACCTGATTAGATTAGCTACTGAGCAATGGGGCATGATAGGTCTTGACTGGGGCTACGACATACTTGAAGAAAGAACCGATAATGGAGCGCCAGTCTATAACGACTCTGGCGAAATAATCGGACATATTCAGACGCACACTATAAAGCTCTGCTTGTGGGTAAAGCGTGGTAAAGAATATGCGCGAGTTGAGCATTTTGGCCACACACCATATGTCTATTACTCCCCTAAAAACAATAAATGGATAACTGACCAAGAAGCGCCTAAAAAATCACTGACTGACGCAATTAAGAAGTGCTTATCAATGTTTGGTTTTAGTGCTGATATATTCTTAGGTTTATTTGATGACGTTGGTTATGTTCAGGAGATAATGGCTGAAGCTGAAATCAACAAGATCGATAACAAGATGGAAGCCGATGTAAAAGCAAAACAAATTTACAAAGAATGGTTTGATAAGCATTTAAAAATTATAGAAACGGCTGTAACGATTAATGAACTTGAGCTTATTTTTAAATCATCATATCGCAAAGCACAGCGTCAAAATGACCGTGATGGCTTGCTTAAGCTCACAAGATCAAAAGACACTCGACTAAAACACCTACAGGCCAAAGAGGATAAAAAACATGGCAGCACTACACCACCTGACCGGGGAAATGAAGCAGCTTGAAAAACTTGCGCAGGATGATCCAGAAATGGAAATTGCTGTTATGGATACCATTGAAGGAGTTCAGGCAACATTTGAGGAAAAGGCAAAAGCATTAGCAACGGTTATGAACACGCTTGAATCTACTGAGGATCAGATAAAGATTGAAATTGAACGGCTTAATGTAAGAAAAAAACGTTTATATAATCAAAGAGTAAACCTTGTTGATTATTTACGAACAAACATGGAAGCATCGAGCATTAAAAAAATTACTTGTCCATTATTTACGATAACTTTAGCTAAAGGTAGAGAAGTGGTTGTTGTGGATGAGGTCGAAGATATACCAGATGAATATATGACTTTGCCACAAGTAGAGGCTAAAGCAGATAAAACAAAAATAATGGCTGATTTGAAAAGCGGTATAGAAATACCCGGTGTACATAAAGAGCGAAACAAGTCATCAATACGAATTAAGTAATTAAACATTAAAGGCAAATAGAGGGTTATGAACAACGGGGTAAAAAGCAGGTTTAACTATCCTGTTAAATGCCTGAAACAACAGGCGAACAAGTTTCATTATGCCAGTACCGTGAGAAGCCCCAAAGGTATGAAGCTTTATTTTATAAAGTTAAATCTGGTAGTCGTCAGTAACTATGTTAGTCACATAACTGGCGCAACGAATTCTATTAAATAAAGAATCCGCGCTAGTCACACTAGCTTGCTTTTATCTTTTGGATAGGAACTATCGTTAGGCAGAGCGAAACTGTAGATAGTTAGCATAAATGGTGGCCAATTGGGTGCGAAGCCCATCCGAATTAAATAACAAAGGAAAATAAATAATGGCTAGAGGCATAAATAAAGTAATTTTAGTGGGAACCTGCGGAAAAGATCCTGAAACTCGCTACATGCCTTCAGGTGGCGCAGTAACTTCGATAAGTATTGCAACGAATGAAAGCTGGAAAGATAAAAAAACAGGTGAAAAGCAGGAACGCACCGAATGGCACAATGTAACTTTTTTTAACCGTTTAGGTGAAATTGCCGGTGAATATTTAAAAAAGGGCCAGCAAGTTTATATAGAAGGAAGCCTACGCACGGAGAAATGGCAGGATAAAAGCGGTAATGATCGTTACACCACAAAGATTATTGCAAATGCTGGGTAGTCGCCCTGGTGGGCAACAGCATCAACCGAACCAGCAATACCAGCCAACACAACAACCCGCACCGGTAGGTGATAGCTTTGATGATGATATACCTTTTTGACGCAGAACTTAGAGTATTTGATATGAGAATAAACTGGAAACAACTAGCTAACTCGACTGGGTATAAATCTTTAAAGGCCGATTATATTCATGATGTCCAGAAAGCAGAAGCGTACCGAATTAAGTTTAATAGAAATCCTATGCGTGAAAAAGCGAAATTGTATAGTCAATTTCAATGGGTGATTAACAGGGCTAAACATTATGCAGCACACACAGGGAAATCAATAGAGGGTATTTTAAATGAATGGGAAGAAGGCCGTAGGGGTTGGTGGTATGGTTATTATCAAGATGCACAGCAACCTAAATACAATACAAACGCAAGAAAGCCAATGGGCATTAAAGGGAGATTAAAACAGGAAAAAAAGTGGCGAGTTGGCCGATGTTGCAATAAAAATGATTTTGCACAATGGAGAGCAAGGAAAGAACAGCTATTAAGCCAAACAAGTAAAAAGCAAAAACCAAGATGGTCTATGCAACGTAAAAAGAGAGGTTACTGAATCTGTAAGTCGATTGCTTGAAGGGAAAACGTGGTGTTTATTAAAGAGTCGAGTCTTGAACAATACTGCAAGTACCAGATTAGAAAGGGAGGTTTCGTTAAACTCGAATAATACGAGACTATCTTTCTTTATGAAGACCCTATAAATCGTCTTTGTTATTGCCTTTAGGGCTAACGTGTGCACTGTTCAATCGACAGGGTAGACAAAGACACTAATTAAAGTTTGGGTGGCTAGCTGACAACTTACTGTCGTAAACATGCCCTTTCCCTATTGAGAGCCTAACGATGGGACGCTGAGCCGGTGGCGTAATGAGATCGACGCAGGACGACGAGACGACCGGCAATCCTGCATTTTAATTTAAAAGTTAATTAAGCTTAACGGAAAGACATGACAAAAAAACCAACATCAGCACAGCAAAAAGTATTGTCTGATATCGAAAAATACACGCTTAATGATTTGAGTTTTTCTGGTCATGAGTTGCGCTCTGTAAAATGTTTAGTTAAACATGGTTTTGTAATTGAGACTGATTGCGGTTACAAAGCAGTTAAAAATATAAACGGAAAGTGATTATGGAATTTAAAAATAATAACGCAACCAAAAATAATAGGATTTCTGGATGTATTTCATCCACAAATTCAAATATAAAATTAGGCTCCGTTGTATTAGAGCTTGATTATGAAACCGCGTGGGCTCTATGTAATGTTCTAACCAAAGAAATGATAGTAGAACACCCCTATTTAGACAGGTGTCAGCATGAGCCGCTTATTAAGTTAGGCGAAGCGATTGGTATGTACTGCGGCCACTCTAATGCAAATTTTATAACTGAGGCATTAGATAAATGAGCGATGAATATTATGTTAATCATGCTATTGATGGATGGCCCATTTGTAAAGATGGCAAATCATTTAATAAGCGTGAGATTGTTAGTATTTTAAATGGCAACAAAGAAGCTATAGCCAGGACTGAGGAATCTACGCGGAATATGTGTGCTGATGCTTATATGGATATGATAAGAGACTATATAGGTGATATTGATGATTGCTTTAATCCTTTTATTGACGCCATTTTAAACGCAGGTAAAGACGAATGAATTTAACATTAATTATAGTGGGTGCAGTGTGTTTATTAATTGGGCTTGCCTGGGGCTATCATGTTGGGAGTAGACGATGAAAATAACACTACAAGAATGGGCAAAGAGAAACTTCGACCCGCCCCCATGCAAGGCAACTTTACACAGCTACGCAAAAACAGGACAGATCATCCCTGCCCCCGTTAAAGTCGGTCGGTATTTGATGTGTGACGAAGATGCTGTATATTCTCCGCTTATAAAGCCTACAGGTAATGACAAACTATCAAAAAGAGCGTTGGAGATATTAAATGGCACCCAGGCCGCGTAAGAGTGGAAACAAGGATTTAACAGAAAATCTCTATAAAAAAAAGGATTCCAGGGATGGCAAAACATATTACCAGTATCGCGACCCGAGAAATGGAAAGTATCACGGCATGGGTACAGATAAGGCTCAGGCCATACTGGATGCTAACGCTTTAAATGAACTTATCTCACAGCAAATCCTACAGAATAGATTTAAAAAAATTGCCGAGCAAAAAGAAAGTATAAGCATAGGCGAATGGATAACCATGTATCAGCTAATACTTGATGAACAGCTTGAAAGTGGTGAAATTCAATTAAACACTTACAAAACTAAAAAAACCTCTCTTAAGTCGATAAACTGTCATCATGGCCATATTGATATAAACGACTTAACAGCCAAGGATGTAAAAGCACTCATTGATATTTACAAAGACCAGGGCAAAAGACGCATGTCTATGGTCATCAGATCCACTTATATTGACCTGATAACAGAAGCAAAACAGGCTGGTGAGACACTTCGTGCGGATAATCCCGCTGAAACCACAAAAACCATTACCGTCAAAACCCAGCGAGAACGACTTGTATTAGATGACTTTAAGGTTATTTTAGAAAAGGCCGATTCCCCTCACACAATGCCCTGGGGACAGAATTCTATGTTATTGGCTATTGTCACCGGCCAACGTAGAGAAGACCTCACACTGGCTCAATTTAAGCGTGGTAGAGACTGGATTCCAGCATTTGAGGCGTTTTTAAGGGGCGATAAGCACCCAATACACCCCTATCCTCATGTACACGAGGGTCAGCTATGGATAGTGCAGAAAAAGACAGGGGCACTCATTAAAATACCGCTCGATCTTAGATTGGATGTATTGGATTTGAGCGTGGGTGAAGTTATTGCTAAGTGTAAAAAAAGCTTTGTAGCATCTAAATACATGCTGCACCACAGCAAAAACATTTCAGTTAAGAAAGTTGGTGACCCACTACACAAAGATGCATTAACCAGGCAATTTAAAAAGGCATTAGGAAAAACTGACTTAACTTTTCATAAAAGCCCGCCAACCTTTCACGAGATTCGCTCACTTTCCGAGCGTTTATACAAAGAGCAGGCAATTGATACGCAATTATTATTAGGTCACAAAGACCCGAGAATGACGGCTGTTTATCATGACGCCAGGGGTGCTGAATGGACTGAAATTAAGACGTGA